CCTTGGCGCTCGTGTTGGCGAGCGCGCTCGAAACCCTTTCGGATCCCGTGACGACTTGATCAAACGCCATCTTGACGCCGTCTGCCTTGCCCTCGATGATAATTTGGACTTTGTCAGACATTGATTAGCCCTAGCGATTCGGAGTCGAGATGCGACATCTGATGATTGCAGCCGTTTTTTTGATGGCCTCCGCAAATGCTGTGTTTGCCAACTCGGACAAGGTCGAGGTGAACCGTGGAAGAACCGCGGGCGACGGGTACGCGCACCTCGCCTTTACTGGCGAGCCTGACGAGCAGGGCCTCATCTGGCAACTTCAGGAACCACTGCGCGACGGTGACCTCTGGGCCATATCGGTCTACAACGGCTCCAAAGAGACGAGGGATCATCTGTGCAAACGCATCGAGTATTTGATCGATGGCACGTGGTACCTGTCGGGCATGGGCAATGCGGCGGTGTGGTTGATGCCGTTCAAGGTTGGTCCTGGTGAGTTCGCTATTGGCGTCGGTGATCGATTCACATCCAGCACCGGCGGAAACTGGGACGAGGCGAGACTTGTTCCATGCGATCAACCTGATGCGCCGACCGGTATTTCTGTTGATCTGCGCATCCGCGATCTCATCGTCGATAGCGACGGCTTGGCTGGTGAAGTCCTGAACGGGAACAGCCGCACGGTGACGAACTTGCTTGTCTATTACCGCTGTGTTGATCGCGACGGCATCATCTACGGATCGGACTTTTTTGACGTCCCGATTCGAAAACTCGACCCAAAAGCCACGGAACCATTTGAGAAGAAGCGCATTGACTGCGACACCGCCGACGACACGATCATCAACGCTGTTGCAAAAGTCACTGACTGAACTGGGGTTATCCATTCTCATCATCAGCAACCCAACAAAAAGAGCCGCCGAGGTCGAGAGCGCTTCGCTCCCATCCCCGGCGGCATCACCACCTACTCATTCAGTTGCGGGGATTGTATCAGGTGCTCACTTGGCGTCGAACCCGGCGTTCGCCTGCTGCATTGCCGCCGCCTCCGTGTTTGCCTCCCGCACGCCGTCCCAATATGCGTTTGCCATCGCGACCGCCTCGCTCCATTGGAACGCATCCATCTTGGCGAACTCCCACGGGCGCATCGGCGAGAGGTCGTACGCGAGCATACGCGAGAGTCCGTCCGGCGGAATAGGGTCGGTGTCCCAATCCGCCGTTACGAGGTCGAGCTCTCGTCGCCTGCAGGCGCGCCCGTATCGCCTACAGGCGTCTGTTTTCCCTCCCGATCCGGATCGTCCCGGTAGATCGTCGCGAGCTTCCACGCGATCCAGTTGGTGATCAGCGGATCGATCAGGCGGAACGCTTGCGCCCCGATCTCGGCCGGCGGCGGCACTGGCCGCTCTTCGCCGCTGATGCGATCGATGCTGGTGATATTCCAAGCGATCACCCGATCGGCAATTGCATCAAAGAGCTCAGAGAACGTCGTCTTGGAATTCGACGAGAGCATGGCCGAAAGCGCGTCGACCTCTTCAAACGTGAGATTGACGGCGATCGTGACCGAGAGGGGATCGCTCCCCTCTTCCGGCTCAAACAATTCCGCGATGATCGTCTTGGTGCGCAGTTTTGGGCGGAACCCCATCGAATCCCTTTCTTACGCCAGTAGGCTCGATTGTTTCGATTTGCAATACAGCTTGAACGGCACGCCCGTGACCGGATCGACATAGCCACGGAACGGGAGCGTTACGGTGATGTTGGACCCGCGCCGGTCCTCGGTCGGGGAATCCCAGGCCAGGTTCAGGACATCGAGCTGGGCGTACTTGTTCGTTGATGCGCCGGAATCGATCACGGATCCGGTCTGCTTGATCCGCATCTTCTCCGGCGTGAGGGCCTTCCAGTTCTCCCACTCGCGCTTGCGGTCGAACTCCAGTCGGACCTGACCCGATACCCGGACCATCCCGCGATCGAGCCGGTTCGAATAGCCGTTCGTGTTTTCCATGAAGCGCTTCGGGGCGAGGTTCTGGAGGCTCGTGATCGAGAAGCTCAAAAACCGTCCGTTGATCAGGGTGGTTCCGATCGTGCCGGTATCCAGGTAGAGCAATGTGCCGGGCGCCTTGATCATCTCGCGGGTGCGATCCGCGATGCCGGCGGTCGGGAGCCCGTAGACGTCGATCGTGTCACCCGACGCCACCGAGCTCGGGAGCGCGTACCGGAACGTGAGGGTCGTGGCCGTGTTGGACACCACCTCGCGGAAGAGCCCGATGTTGCCCGCGGTGCCGGTTTTGAAGTGCACCCACGCGCCCGCGAGCGCGTCGATGGTCAAGCCCCAGCCGGTGGCGATGAAGGTGGTGGTTGATCCGCCGGTCGCGGCCTTGTCGTCGGTGCCGGCGATCCGCTCCTTCGAGAGCGCCATTACGCGGCTGGACCACTTCCAGTTCGATTGTGCGTCGTCGATGTCGGCGCTGATGGTGAACTCTGGGAACATCACCATCGAGCAGTCGTACATCATGCCCGGCGTGCCGTACTCGAGTGACGCCGAATCGAGATCATCGCGCGATCCGGTGTGGGCGTACGTGTAGAGGTAGCCGTGGGTGGTATTGGAGTCATCGACCGGCGTGATGCCGCCCTGCATGCCGTAGCGCGGCAGGAAGCTCAGATCCTCGTACGCGAGCGGCTGACTGTAGGTCCCGCTCACCGAGACCGGACCACGGACCGGGGTGTAATCGGCAAAGAAGGTGCCGGCGTATTCGTCGGAATCGGCCAGCGGTTGCTGGCGATCGAGCGCGAGCTTGCCGTACCACTTGTTATCGATCGTCGGCTTGGTGCCGCGAATGAGCTCATCACCCGACTGGATGATGGTCAGTTGATCATAATTCGGAAGCCCGACCGGAACCGTCATGCGTCACCATCCTTGTCCGGTCCGGGCTCCTGATCGGTGCCCGCCGACTTCTTACGCTTGCGCTCATCGCCCGCTGGCTGCTTCGCGGTCTCCTGGGTAGCCGCCTCTGCTGCCACCGCGGCATCGATCTCGTCCGCCGCTGCCGCCTGGGCCGCGAGCCACGCCTCGCCGGCCTCGGTGGCCACGTAGAGCGGCGTGCCGTGGCCGGGATGCGGAGTAAGGGCGTCGCGGCGCTGCAGCGGCTCCAATGCCCGGATATCGGACTCGGTCAGGTCCCGAGCCGGCACATTGCGCAGGAACGCGCCCTCGAACTGCGGGGTGAAGCGAAACAGGACCGGCTCCAACGCACGCGGTGCAAGCGGGTCGTTGGGGTCGAAGATCTGATGATCAGTCATTGCGAAATCTCCTCATCTCGATACTCCAGGTGATGACGGCGCCGTAGTGGGTTTGGCCCGCATACCCGATCTCCTGCGATGGTTCGATCGCGGTCACGGCGCAGGTATCGACCTGGTCGCCGTCGGCCATCCGGAGATGGAACGCCTCGGTGGTGGGGGCGAACGCGTCCACGATCAGGGGGAAGAGCGGATCGATTGTCTGCACGATCTTGCTCGTCTCGGTCACGAGCCCTGACATCAGGAGCCCGCGGACGGTGAAGTTCCAATACTGCTCAGTTGACATGTACTGCAGCTGCATCGGATCAAGGAACAGGGCGATTCCGGGATATTTGGGCGCCTTCCCCTCGGCCGGGTACTGAGCTTCCGCGAGCGCTTTATTGCGCCCGAGGCTCGCGCCGTCGATCGCGCGCAGCACAACAGCCATCTGGGTGATGGCCTTCACCGGGTTCATTAGGCAGCCTTCAGACGAGCAACGACCCGCTCAGGGACCTTGGCATACCTGGCCCGAATCGCCGGCTTCAGTTCGGTGAACGCCTTGCCCAGGTAGGGGCGCGGTTTCGGCGCGTTGCGTTTGATCGAGCGCGCAATCAGGTATTCGATCGGGAGATACCGGCGCGGACCGATGAACCCGACGCCGCTGATGATCGAGCCGATCACCTCGCCTTTGTCGTTCCGGACGCGCCGCGTGCCCTTGATGCTCAGCGGTGTGGCCGCGATTCCCTTCGATGCCATCCAGGGCAAGAGCGCGCCCGGCGGCGGCATCGGGGACGCGGGATCGCGCCCCTTCTCCTTCTCTCGCCCGTACTTGCTATTCGTCCCGACCTTGGTCGTGACAAAGAGCGGGGTCACGGTGGTGCCGAACGGCGATGTCCGACTCGTGATGGTTCGCTGCAACTGACCGCGCCAGCGTGGTGCATAGCCCTTCGCCTTGTTCTCGACCGCCAGCCCCATCTCGCGCCCAGCCAGCGCGAGTTCCTCGGTGACGATCTTGGGCGCGGTTTTTCCCATCGAGGTCACGTGCTCAAGCCCGGTGACTCGCATGTCGAACGTGTCGGTCATGCCAGCACCATCGGCTTCGCCGCGCTGTACTTGGCAATCGCTTCCGTCACAACAGCGAAGTTCCACGGGTTCCGCGGTCGGAACATGAATCCGTCCGGTCCGACCTCGCCGGTTGGTGAGCTCTGGCGCTGGTTGTACGTCTCCACCGTCACGAACGTCGCGGCGGCCACGATCTCATCCGGGACCGTGGTACCTGATGCTTCGTCGCTCCAAACGCCCGTGACTGAAATCCGGATATCGCTGACCCCATAGGGCCAGGAGCCGCCGTCGATCCGGCGCAACGCGTGCGCGTCGCCCTCGCGGGTGACGTTCCAGAGCACGTAGTTGCCACCATCGTTGGCCGCCGTGCTGAGCGTCAGGGTTTCGGCCCAGCTGCCCGTGACCGACAGGCTCGTGATCGACCGAAGCGGCCACGGCAGCGGGAGGATGTCGCTCGGGACCGCGCCACGGCGCGGCACCGAGCGGGTCGACGGCGTTGCGGCGCCGCCCCATCGGCGGCCGGTCTTGAGCTCGATCAGGCGGCTGATCTCTTTGTCGATCGCGCCAAGCAGCACAATACTGTCGGCATCGTCGGCGTTGCTGTCCGCGAGCTTCAGTTGCACTTTGGCGGACTCGAGATCCGAATACCCCATTACACCGGCTCCCAGGGCAACGGCTGCCAGCGCCCGCGACCGATGCGGTACTCGACCTGGGTCAGACGGACGAGCGTGTCCGCCAGGGCATCGGGATCAACGAACGGAAAGAGCCACCCGAGCCATGACCACAGCAGCACGCTCAGGCGCAGCAGCCAGAACCGCCGGATCCTGACATGCATCGTGATAACCATGGACTCGGGTGCGCTCACTGGGGATTAGCCCTCGCTCTTGTTCTCGGGAGCCGACTCCGCCTTGTTCTCCGGATTCGGCTCGGCCTTTGCTTCGGCATCCTTGGCTGCGGCTTTCGCCGCTCGCCTGGCCGCCGCGTCCGCGCGATCCTTCTCGGCCGCGGTCTGGGGCTCAGGTTCGGATTTCGTCAGCACGTACCCCGCCTCCTTGAGCCAGCCCGCGAGCTGCTCGCCCTGTTCGGCTGGACTAAACTCGTGGACCTCGGCCGTCGCCTCGATCAAGTCGCTCTTGCGGTAGACGACGAACCCCGCCGCCTCCAGGCATCGCGCGTATTGGTCGCCGAGCTCGGCTTCTGTCAGGGGGCGAATGTCCACCGGTACCGCGACCGGGGCCTCGACGATCCCGAACGCGATCGCTTCACTGCGTGGGATGCGCGCGCCAGCCACGTAGTGCCGCCACTCGTTGGCCGCGTTGTGGAAGTCGCCCGTCTCGGGAACGACCACGGTATCGAACGAGATGCCGGTGTTGGAGACGATCGCGCCCGGCTGTAGATCTGCCATCAACGGTCCTTTCAGTGCTGGGGATCGGACAGACCCCGTGCCGGTCAGGGCCGACCGGACGGGGTCGCCGTGGGACGATTAGGGTTTGGCGTAGCCCTCGACCGACACGTTGCCGCCGGGCGAGGTGCCGCCAAACGTGAGGGTCGAACGCCAGCAGTCGCCATACGCGACCGCGGTGGAGCCAGCGACATCACTCACGGTCTGGACTTGGGATGCGGGCGTGACGGTGGCGTTGATCGTGGTCCAGGTCCCGACGTCGATCCAGTTCGTCCCGCCGTCATAGCTGTGCTGCCACTTCACCGCGAGGGTTGGGTTGGTGCCCGAGAGGGTGCCGGAAAGCACCACTTGTGCGACGAACTTCGTGTACGTGGTACCCGGTTCGGCGCACCAGGTGGTACCGGCCATCGGGGTATTGGCCCCAACGGGCGTCCGGGCCACCTGACTGAAGTAGGTGATCCGGACCGAGCCGTTCGCGTCGCGCTCAACAAGTCGCTCGGTAGCGCCCTTCGGTGCCGCGTCGACGTTGTTCTGCTGGAACCCGACCGAGATCGCGAACCCACTGGCGCAAAAGAGCAGGACCGCCGCGATCACCAGATAGCGCAGGCGGCCGGTCAGGAAACGCTTCATTCTGGATTCCTCCCGAGGCGGCGGGCACTGCGCCCGCCGCTCGCATTGATGAGACGATTCAGGATCCGGCGATTAGGCGAACGCGACCGTCGCCGCGGCCGCTGGCCGGAACGGGGCCAGCGCCCCGCGCCACCAACAGGCGAGCGCGAGGATTCGGTATTCGAAAAATTCGCGGTTGGAGTCCGTGATTTCGACCGCGGTATCCATCGCGTCAACAACGCTGAAGAACCGCCGATCGAGCACCACCGGGAGATCGACCGTCGCGGCTTCGGTCTCGACGACCGTCATCCGGATCTTGCTGTCGATGCCATCCGGGTAGAGGTACTGCCCGTTTTGATCCCGCACAACATCGAACTCTTCGAGGTTGTACGGGTTGATCAGGACGTGACTTGCGCGTGCCTTGTTGGTCACCCAGTGATAGGTGCGGGCGCGGCGCAACCGGTCGACGTTCTCCCCCGGCTGTCCAGCCGAGGCGAGCGGGTTCGCGGTGAAGTACGCGCCATTGAGCGCCGTGATACCGGAGACGTTGTAGAGCCCGGTCAGATCGTTCGTGCCGCCGCCGGTGAGCAGCTGCTGATCGATCTTGTCCTCCAACATCTCGATCATGCGATCGTTGACATAGGACTCCATCAAGGGGACGTCCATCATCATCTCGCGCGTGATCGGGATCATGTGTCCGATCGACTTCACGCTCGCGGAATCGACCGTGAACGTGATGGCCGATTCCGGGAACTGCGCACCTGACGCGCCCGGCGACGCTCCGGCGGTGGACGCTTCCGCGACACCGGCGGCGTTGTTGGTCACGACGTTTTCACGAACGAACGAGATGTTGGTCGAGTTGGTCCGGCCGGGCAGGAACGCGTCCCGCACCCGGTTGATCCGGGGATCGCCGCGATAGACGCCCGGCAGCCGATCGGTCACCATGAGGTTCGCGGTCGCGCCCTCGTAGATCAGGGTTTTGATCCGCTCGGGGTCTTCGTCGCCCTTGAGCAGCGCGCCGTCGCCGAACAGCCACTCGTTCAGTTTGAAGTTGCCAGTCGTGCCGCCGCCAAATCCGAGGCGAGCCACGCGCTTATATCCCTCGGTCTTGGCAAAGTCGCGGATGAACGAGCGATCGCGGAACATGGATTTCCGCTGCTCACCATCGTCGGCGCCGCCGCGCGAGAGCAACGGCGCGACATCGGATGCCGGCTGCTTGGCCGCATACCCGACCGCGGCCGCGAGATCGCTCCACGCGATGTCGCTCTGCTTGATCTGGTCGATCTCGGTACCGACCGCCTTGATCTCGCCCGTGATCTCGATCACACGCGTGCGCTGATCGTCGGTGATGGTCCCATCGGTCTTCGCCTTCTGAAGCGTTCCCGCTTCGGTCAACAGACCTTTCATTTTGTCCTGGAGCACTTGCAACTGACTCATGCAACGAGCCTTTCAAATTGCGAAACCGTCAATGCCAGGAACGCAAGGTCGTCGTCGGGGTTGCTGTCTGACTTGGTGCCTGGACGGGGCGACGCCTGGTCGCTCGCCGGGGCAACGTCAGCGGGCAAGGCCGCCGCGAGCTCGCGGATCAATCCAATTTGGGAAGGCGTGAGGGTGCCTGATTTGAGCCCCGCGAGCGCTCGCTCGAGCGTCGCGGTTGATTCGGCACGGTAAGAGTCGATCATGGCCGGATCGACGGCCGGGAACGTGACCTGCGAGTTCTCTTTGAGGTTGAGGTTCTGGAGCACGTAGACGTCGCGGAAGTCGCGATCCTCCTGCATCCAGCGCGGCGCAAAGTCCCAGATGAGCGGATCGTCCGGCGTCGCCATCCGGCCAGTGATGTAGCGGTACCCGATCGAGAGCCCGTACGGCACACCGGCGGCGAGATGGCGGCGCGCAACGGTTCCGAACTGGCTGTCATCGACCACCATGGCTTCGATCCGGAGCCCGGTCGCGTCCTCTTCCATCTTCGTGTGGTTGCCGATGGTCCACTGGTGTTCGTATCTGAATGGAATTCTGTTCGCGCCGGCGGGTCCGCGCTCCTTGATGGATTGCGCGAAGCAACCCGGCGAGGTGCATTCGCCATAGCTATCGATCACCCAGAACTTGGAGGCGTACCCGGTCAGGAGCCCGTCGGCGGTGCTGTCGTCAATCGGGGTCGGATCGAGCGCCTTGGTGAGCGTCGCGGGCCCGGCGTACTGCTCACGCCGCAACGCCAACAGCGCTTTGCCGAGTTCGCGGGTTTCGTTCATCGCGAGTGCTCCGCTAGGAATGCGGTGACCACATCGAAGTCCGCCTTGCAGTCATCGTCGAATTGCCATTGCTCCGAGCCATCCCCGAGCAACTTCCAGCCAATGCAGTTTTCGCCGGATTCGTCGTAGACCAAACCGAGAGCAAATCCGCGTGGGTGAAATACCGAGGTGTTGATCAACCAGAGCAGGCCGCTTGACCGCAGGTCTGCCAGTTGCAGAAGCGGCCGAGACATCGCCTCACTCGGGTTCTTCTCGGTTTCGTTCATCGCGCCATCCTGACCACAACAAAAAGCCGCCGGGCGAACGCGTTGCGCGTTCAACACCGGCGGCATCAGACCACCTACGAATTCAGTTGTGGCGACATCCTACGACGCCGCGCGCGTCAATGCAACTACGCGAGCGACGGCAACACCTTGACTCGGCCTTCGATGAGCGGCACCGTGTCGGTTCCGACCTGGGCGTCGATCTGGTAGCGCGTGAATTCGGCCGTGCGCAGGAGCGCGGTTTGGGTATCGGTGAGCTCCGCCGTGATGGTCTTGGTCGCCGACGCCGGATTGGTCACGGTACAGGTGGCCGTGATCGCGTCGATGCCCTGGAGCGATCGCGACGAGATCGTGAGGGTCACGACGGTCCCAACCGGCGAAAGATCGGTATCGGTGGTGACGTCCCATTCGAGCGCGGAGTCGGCGGCCACCGTGTAGTCGGCGCCCTGCCGCAGTTCGATCAAGGCACTCGCCGCGGTCGCGGATCGCACCGTCACGGAATCGGCGCCGATGCGATCAAGCCGTGCCGCGCGCCCCGAGGTCCACACGGCGGCGCTAGCCCGCGAGGTAATCGGCGCATCGACGTTGGCGTCGATCCCGTCCACGGTCGCCTGCACGGCCGCGATGGCCGTCGCGAGCGCGGCGGGGTCGGCGGCGGCGGGAATGCCACGTTCGTTCAGCGTCACGATAAATCCATTCGATGCCGTTGCCGACCAAAAATAGTCAACCGCCGCGCCAATCACAAACGAAAATTCGTAATTCCCGTCCGTGAGATCGGTGATCGTTGGATTCCACGTAGACGACGATCCGTTGACCCGGCTCGATGTGCGCGTGAACGTCACCCCGGCTGCGCCGATCCATTTGGCTTCTCGGTAGGTTGAACCAATTGCGGTCGGCATGGCGATCCTTACGTCAACGTCGCGTATTTGTACGTTCCGTCGTTGCACTTGAAGTAGACGCGGTTGTTGCTGGTATCCATCCCGATCAGTGAGTTATTTGCCGGCGCGACGAGGAAATCGCTATCCGAAAAAGCGCCCGCTTTGGTCAGCAGTTGCAGTCCAGTAAATAGCCGCCCGCCGTGCTCGGTGACCGGTTTGGGCATGAACGTTTTCGGCACCTCGCCCGCGTACAGCGCCACGCGATCCACCTTGAGCACGTCGCTGTTAGACACCGATCCGTTGCTCGACTGAAACAGGACGACGATCTGCGCGGTGCTTGGCGGCACGGCGAACGGGAGCACGTAGGTCGTTTCCGTGTCGCTTTCAGGGAGTCCGACGACTGCCGTTAGACCACCGCCCGTTCCTGTGGTGCCATCGCTTTCGTAGCAAAAGACACGAGCACACGCCTGATCCCGCGCGTTTGCGGTCGGCACGATGGCGTCGAACACGAGGACGCCCTTCCCCGCCTGCTGCAACGCCTGGATCGCGGGTCCGGTCAGGGTTTGTTTGACGCCGCTCTCGTTCGTCGTCGCGTTCGTGATGACCAGTCGTTTCCCGCCGTCTGATCCGGTCTCCCGCGTGAACGTGCCGGTGACGTACTGGGTCCAGCCAGCGGGAACGCCGGACGCCGACGAATCATCGAACCCGCCATTGGTCAGCAGATTCTGGAAGCCCTCGCCCCGATTGACCACGCCGCTATAGTTGACCGCTCGTGGCCCCAGTGTCCGTGCCTGATAGACCTTGTCGTTGTACTGGACCGCCGAGTCGCCGTTGAGCCGATAGGGCAACACGAAGGCGTTGGTTACGGTGGGTGCGATGTAGATTGGTGTGTTGGCGTAGTCGGCATGGGCAGGCATGAACACCAGGTTGTCGCAGTGTTCGGCGTACAGAATGTTTTCCGTGTCCGTCGTGACCGCGTTCCCGGCGTATCCATCGCTGCCGGTGTAGAACCCCCCGTTGATCACGCAGGAGCGCGTTCTCGTGTCATCGGGGGCCCTTGTGATAAAGAAGACGCGACGAGGGGACTGCGCGGAGAAATCCGCGCGCTGACTGCCGCTCGTGCGCGGGTCGCGGTGCTCCACATAGCCACCATCGAACGTAATCGAGACGGCCCCAGCCACGTGATACGCATGCCGTCCAGCGCTCTCCGCCTGGGTCGATCCGTCCACGTGGACGCCCTGCACCTTTTCAAAGTAAAAGTTGTCGAGATTGCTGAACTCGGCTCGACAGCCGATCAGCGCGAGCCCGTTGGTCCCTTCCTTGAGCGACCAGTTGTGGACACCGCCTCTGAGCGCGATGACGTTTTCGCACCGATTCGACCAGCATCCGGTTGACACGTTATCGCCATCCCAGTCAATGTTTGACCCTGGGAATCCATCGACAACAATGTCGCGGAGCACGGACTCGCGGAGTCGGTCGGATCGAATCCCACTCCCCGATCCACTGCCGCCAAAGAGCAGCGTGAATCCGGCTAATTCCGCTCGGTAGACAGCGGTTACCAGCGCTGAAATACCGTGACCGCTGCCGGTATAGATGAGGGTCGTGACGCCCGATCCGGCGCCGCGTAGCGCCACGCCGGTTTTTGGGATGATGGCGGTGTCGTAGTACCAGGTTCCCGCCGGTATCCAGACGACGCCCTGCCCCGTCGCGTCGATGCGCGCCTGGATCAGGGCAGCGCTCGCGGCGGCATTGCCGCTGCCGGTCAATAATCCGCGTGTGCGCAGATCGTCAAATGGCTGCGGGATCGTCACGTCCACGCTCATCTAGAGACCCAGGCTATAGCCGACGCTATAGGTCATGGAGTTCGCGTTTCCGTGGACCGCGTCGATCGCGAACACACGTGGGACGGTATCGATGGCGACGAGGTTGGCGACCGCCGCCGCATAGTGCGGCGAGACGCGGAGCACGGTTGTTCCTGTCCCGGTGATCGCCGCGCTCGCGAGGATGGTGTAGTACTTCCCGCTCGCACCATCCTTGCCCTGAATCGTGAACACCGTGCTCGGGGCGGACCCCGGCACCACCGTGACGTCAATCACGACGATCAGGGATCGTCCGTTGTAATTCGTTTGGTCCACTTTTGTCGGCGTGGCGGTGCGCGCGGCGGACGCCAACAGCGTCGCGTCAATATTCCCCCGCATCCGATCGAGTGACGCTCCGTTATAGAGCGCAGGGACAGCGGAGACAGCCGGGAATGTGCCGGTGTTGCGGGCGTCGAGTCCGGCGTTGATGACCGGAAATCGTTGCCATGTTGCCCCGTTCCATATCATGAGGTGTGCGCCAATGCGCGTTGTGGTCGGGTTGCTGTCGGCATCCCCCAATGCCGATGCGGCGGGAAGGTTGGCTTCCACCACCGGCGTGCTCAGCGCCGCCGTGGTTTGGCCGGGAGCATGCTTTTGCGCTCCCACCCCCGCCTTATCGACCACGTCCACCGCGATCGTCGAATCCGCGTACGTGCCGACGATCGTCTGTTTGATCCGCAGCCGATCGCCCAGGATGCCGTCGACCACCGAACCGACCGCGAGCGTGCCGTCGCCGGGAACGTAGCCGGGCGTGACATAGCCGCCGGCGTCGATGTTGACGATCTGCTTGCCCGAACCCGTCGTGAACTGGACGCATGCGATGTCGATCCAACTTGCTCCACCGTCGAGCGACGTCTGGAGCCAGTAGGTTGCGGTCGTGCCGCCCGAGCCGTAGGCAAAGGTGAACTGCACCGTGAGGTGCCCGGCGTTCGCGAGCTCGGCCATGACTGACGCGGCAATCACGTCTCCCGCGACCGCCGCCGGGACCGCCGATGCGGCCAATAGTGATCTATGCATGGGCTAGGTCCCTCCTGTGGCGATAACAGGTCCTATGGCAAGTGAACCATTTACGTGCTCTGACTCAATATGCTTTTGAGCGTCAGCAAGTGGAGCAACCAACGAATTTCGTTCGGAGCAACTGAGCCCATCCAATGCGCCCGGATAGGGATCGGTGTGGTCCGGGTTGTCGTAGCACTCGATCTCTTTCACCAATCCGCTCTCTTCGTATCCCAGCGCGGTTGCGGTATTCAGTGAATACATCGACTCAGTCCTGGCGATCGCGAGCGCGCGTCCCTTATATGTGTCCTCAAACATTCCATTCAGATCGCCCGCGATCTCGTCAACGGTCCGGCCCGCCTCCAGTCCGTCGCTCACGGTGCGGGCCACATCGAGCCGGGTTGTCTCGTTGATCCCGACCACGCGGGTCCCAAGCTGGTCCATCACGTTACTAATGTTCGGGTTCGCGAGATCGAAGTCGAGCTCAACGCCAAGAAGCTTGCCGGTCGAATCGAATGCGCTCTGGCCGGCGCTTGAGTAGAACTTGTTCAGGATCTCGGCAAGCGACTTCTCTTCCGCGTCCCAGTCAATGCTCGCGATCTCGGCAACGTCCTTGCGGCCCACGGCCCAGCGCGGATCGTGGACGGCCGAGTAGTGACGGTCGCCGGCGCACGGATCGAACGTGTCGCCCGTCGCCTTCGTCGCGTAGACCTCAGCGAGTTTGAGCGCGACCGCCAGATCGCGGCGCACAATCGGGTCGCCGTCGCTCTTGAGCAATGCCGCAACGACCCGTTGACCCTGTGCCTTGAAGTACTTCTTCATTTGCCGGTTCAGGATCTCGGTGTACTTCTTTTGCGCGGCCCGCTGGTGATCCACCACCGCAGCCCGGATCTCGAGATCGCGACGCGAGAGCGACTTCGCGTCGCGGTACCGGCGCTCGGCTTTCGCAGGCGCGGGAGCCGGAGCGGGCGACGGCGATGGCGTCGGTGAGGATTCACCAACCACCACCTCGATCGTGCTGAACGGCATCAGGAGCGTTTCGCCGTCCTGGAGTTCCGGTTTGTAGCCGCGCACTGTGCGGAACTCTTCGCGGGTGATACCACCGGCGGTCATGTCCGCCCTGGCCCGCAGGGCCTTCCGGTCCTCGTCTTCCTGGAGCGATTCGATCTGGGTCACGTCGAACTTGAGCGAGAAGCGCCGATCCCTGGCGTCCGGGAACTCGCGCAGCACCTGGCGGGTGAGGTTCGCGGCGAAGCGCTTGCGCAGCTGGTTGACCGTGTAGAGCTGCAGGAGCTTCATCGCCTGCACGACCTCGGTGGTTGCGAGGCCGCCGTTCTTGACCGCCTCAAGCGCGCCGAGCACGTGCGGCGGCACCCCCATCCCGGAGGCGATCCGGAGCTCCGTGATACCGCGCAGATCCGGGAACGCCATCTCGTTGAGATCGAGCCCGACCTTATCGACACTCCAGCCGCCATGCAGGATCGGGGGCACGCCCCAAGCGCCGCCCTTGCCGTAACGCTGTCCCCATTGGGCACGCGCCTGCTCAACAAGCGCGGCATCGGTGATCGGATCCTTGGACGTGATCACGAACGGCGGAATCCCGGAATCGTCGAGGAATGACTTGAGGTACGCCGTGAGTGTGACGTCGATCCCGATCTCCCGGCCCAAGACCGAGACCGGCGAGATTCCGATCTGGCGCATCGACGGGTCAGGCATGTAGGGCACCGCGGCGATGTCGGCGGCGGGGATCTCCTTGGCGATGCGGCCGTCGACCCGCTGCTCGTAGTAGATCGTGCCGTCGCGCCGCTCCCGTCGTTTGAGCGATCCCGGCGTGCGCGGATACAGCTGCACCACCGATCCGTCGCGAGCCCGTACCTTCTCGATGTAGACGAACCCATTGAGTCCAGCGATCAGGACGGCCGACGTCCAGAACTCCGCCTCGCCCTGTTCGGGATTCGGCTCCGCGAAGAGGGTCCGCGCCTCATGGTCGGGGAGCTCTTTGTCCTGCCCCGCTTCATCCTGGTAAGCCCGCAGCGGCGCCTCAGCGAACGAGTCGGCAATCAGGGTGAGGCAGCGGAACACGACGCCGGCGATCCGGTAGGACTCGCGGACGAACGTGGTGAGCTGCTGATCGGTCCACGCGTTCTCGATCGACTTGCCGCTGATGAGGCGCGCCGGTTCGCTCGCGGGCTCGGAACCCTGGCCCTTGTAGTCGAGCGCTGACCAATCGAAGGCGCGGCTCGCCATCGGGAGCGCCAACGCGGTCACGGATTCATCTGGGCAAAAGTCGCCACCGCTGCCAGCCTGACCGGCGACGGCATCTGCGCGACCGAGAAACCGGGAGATGAGCCCCATGCCGTGCCTTGGTGTGAAAACACAAAATGCCGCCGGGGAGCTTTCGCTCGAACCCGGCGGCATGACCACCTACTGATCAGATTGTTGACATGAGTATACGGGGTTCGCTCGCTACGTCAACGGATGACGTTATCGCTCGGTATCTTGCTCATCGCACCACCCGCCTCACCGGATCGCGCACGTAGTCGTCCACCGTCTGTCCCTTGCGCTGGGCCAACCGCTGCAGTTTCTCTAGCTCCTTGAGCGTCATCGAGAGAGTGATCCGCTGCACGCCGAGCGGTTCGCCGGTTTTGGTCTTCGCGAAGAGTGCCATGGCGCCGCTCCTATCGTGCGATCACGAGTCCAATCCCGATACCAAACGCCACGCCGCCGGCGAAGAAGAAGAGCGCCCAGGTGACGATCAAGCGAATCGCCGGATGTTGCCGAGTTTTGGGCTTCGGTCCGCGAGCGTCCTCCATGAAGAGCTTGTAGTGCGCGGTTGACACCGGTTCACCAGTAACCCATCCACATGTCGGACACGGCTCATTCGTCGTGCCGTCTGATCGTTGCGTCCAAAGATATTCGCAGCGCAGGCAATATCTTGATCGCTCAAAGACCAATCTAGGCGGCGGCAACGGCTTCGCCTTTCCGACCGGCTGTGGATTGCCACCGATACCGGGACGCGGAACGAGGTTCTGGATCGGACTGCATGGGCCGGAATTGCGAGGACGAATGCCGCGACTTTCGCTCACGACGCCGCTCCTATTCCGTTGTGCACCGTCTCAAACGGATATCGAACGACCGGGGCATCTTCCATCCATTGCTTCTGTGGCATGGCTGGGAGCGATTCAATCACGATCGAGCCGCCGCATCCGATGTCAAACGCGCACGCCGCCTCTAGCGCCATCGTGACCCGCTGTTCTGGCGTGAGTTGAACGGAACTCGCGAGCGCAGCGCTCGCGTGCAGCGATCCAAGCGCGTACGCGTCCCCTGACCCAATGGCGAAGTAGGGTGTCTCATATTGACTCACCGAGAGATCGTATGCGAGCCAGAAGAGACGACCGCGATACCCAACGAGGAACCCCGAGGTATCGTCTTTCGCGCCAATATGATCAATACCGCTCTCGGTATGGAGTGCCCCACCGTCGCGCAGCGCGGTCCGCAACGACTCAACGAGATATCGTGAGATGAATTCCTCATTATCCATCGAGTTTTCGTGATTGATGTGCTGAAGCGTGAAGCGGAGGATATTGGAAACCCGGTGAGAACCCGCGCCGCCAAAGAGGAAGTCGCCAACGCGGAAGAGCTTGGTCGTCGCGAGGGCCATCCCGCGCCACCCTATCGTTGCTTGACTCTCCGCGCCTATGAACACGCGACCATCCTGAACTAATCCCACGATACACGTCACGATGCCACCGCCTCCTGTTTCGCCGGTTCCCGCCACTCGAACACGTTGAGATTGCCGCAGCCGCCGCACCGAACCCGGACCCGACCGTCTTGCAGGAACGTGACGCCGGTCGCGTTCGCGGTCGTTGAGAGCCGCCGCTTCGGATGCTCGCCCCGCACCGTTGCGAGCCGCCGGTTGCAGGCGCGGTTACTGCAGACCCAGTGAGACCGTCCGTTGGTTGACATCAGACCTCCGCGTCTTGCCGATCCATTTCGGCAGAAATCGCTCCGATCAAACGTTGCGTTGCCCGCGACAAACAGGTCCACGTCGCGACGATGTCAATTGGGCCGCTAACCGGGACAACTTTGACCTCGATAGCTCCATTGCTCCAAACAGCAAGGCGAGGCGCATTGTCGATCTGAGCGACGACGTCGGCATCGTCGGCATATTGCCCTCTTCCCATTTCACCGTTCCGCCAGCGCACATACTCTGCGGCACTAAAGAATCCGAGTCTCGAATATTGCGCGTGTGACCAGATCACGCGTGCGATAGCTCCAAGGTCGTAGTCGCCCCGATCGCCAGTGGCTAATCCGGTGATCTGTTGCACTCCCTCTGCAAGTTGATTCACAAAATGATCCCTCCCCGCTGCGCAAGCAGCACCTCGTTGCCCCAACAGACCAGCGACACGCTTAAGACCAGATCGTCGTGATCACCTTCCCTGGCCGCTTCATAGGTGACGGTCGCGTTCGGCTTGACCGTCATCCGGAAGGTCTGCATCTCCTTGATGAACGCCGGGCCCTCTGGAAGCCCAGGTGCGACCTTGAGCCGTTGCCCTTGCAGCATCACCTGGAGCGCGCTCACGAGATCCTTCTTGGGCACCGTCCACTCCCACGGGTGATCCTCGTTCTGCTTCGCCTCCTGGCCGCCGGTGAACGTGACGCCGATGAGCGGGATGCCAAGCCCCGCGTGCCGGAAGATGTCGAACACGCCACGGCCAACGCCCGTGTGATCGATCAGGAGCACCGGCTTCGCTGGACCTGGTGGTAACTGCCCCATCCACTCCTTCACCTGGGCGGCCATCACGACGTAGTCGGTCCGGAGCTCGAACCGTTTGAGGAAGCGGATATGGAGATCGTGCCGCTCCTCTCGGTGAAATACCGACGCCGGCCGGGGCATCTGGAATTGCATTTGGATGAGCCGCTTTTGTTCGGTGTCGCGGTAGCGGCCGGTCGGCACCGCGATCCGCTCCCCGATCGAGAGCGCGGTATAGTCGGTGGTTTGCCCGAGGTCGAGCCCGGCGAGCCAGCGCGGACCGGACGGCGCAACCGGGTCGAGGATCGCATCGGCGGGCAGGGTATCGACGATCATGACGCCTCGCTCTCGCGCTGGACGGCCGCAACCAATGCCGCGCGGTCCTGATCAGTAACGCTCCCCGGGCATTCGTGTTCCCAACGTTCGAACAGCAGCAGGTAGAACGGCATGCGGGCTTCGGCCGTCGCGAGCTCTGCCCAGCAGGCAACGCAGATTGCGAACATGCCGGACCGATCCGAGGTCATCACGTCGCGCGGCGACACGCAGTCCCACGGCATCCCGCACCGCAGGCAAGAATCGTCACTGCTCTGCCGTCGCCGCTGCCACGCCTCAGCGAGCCGCTTGCCGATCGTCCAGTTGTCCGCTAGCCGCGAGCGATGATCAGGCATATGCAATCTCCTAGAACGCGAACGGCAACGGCTCGATCGCGGCGTCCGTGACCGGGCTCCCGATGCCGGGAATAGCGAAGAGCGGCGCGACCGTGGTGTCCTCCATGGCGCGCATGATCTCGTCGAGACTGAAGACGTTCGCGATGCCGTCGAGGAATTGGCAGAAATACTCCTGCTGGTACCACAACCTCGGCAGCGTCTTCTGTTCGCTGGCAAGGAACTCCGCCGAAATGCGGGGGATGTCGGTCGCGACGATCGGGCCGATCCGCTCCCACGCCGGGTCATGCTGCGAGGCGATCCACTGCTCGTAGAAGTAGCCGCGCTTGCCGAACGGGGTCGACATCAGGATGATCTCGCCGTTCGAGACCGCCAACATCGGACTCACGGCGTGGATCGTGGCGTCCGGGACGCGACTCGCCTCGTCCACGAGGATCATGTTGACCGCGCTAAAGCCGCGAATCGTGTCTTCACTGCCCGGCAACGCGAAGATGCCGCTCCCGTTCTCGAACTCGATCGAGAACTCGTTCCACTTGGTGCGCCCGACCGGTTCACCCATCTGGCGATAGAACTGCTTCGCCTTCTTGAGCGTGAGCCCTGATTGCCGCTCGCCCGGACTGATGATCAGACAGGTGAAGTTCGGCAGCTTGGCCGCCGCGTCGATCGCCTTGAACGCGCTCGAGGTTGACTTTCCGGACTGGCGCGAGCAGAGGATGATGGTCTGACGCTTCGTCGTTTCGAGCACGCGCCGCTGCCACGGGTCAGGCTCGAATCCGATCTTGCGGGCTGACGCGACTGGATCGAGAAGTTCCTCGAGATCGGTCGCGAGTGATCGCAGCAGCGCGTCACCATCGGCGACAGCGGACGATGGCCGGACCGCAAGCGCGCTAGACATCGGCGCCTCCGATTGCCCGGAACTGCTGGGCCACAGCCCGGCGTGCCTCGGGGTGTTGACTGAGCGCGGCGAAGAGTGCCGTCTTTAACGTCAGCCATTCCGGGGTAACGAGGATGTTGATTTGGGGTCGTTCGTCGAGTTGACCGAGCAGCTTGGCCATCAGCTCCAGCGACGACTTGAGTTGGGCCGCGGTTTCGAGATGCAGCCGGCGCGGATCCGCGCTCTTCGATTCAATGATCGTGATTTCGTCGGACATCTTGGCCTTGATTCGGTCAAGCAGTTGCTGCAGCGTTGCCTTCCTGCGCTTGGTGATCGGGGTTCCGGATTCGCGGTAGTCGACCACCTCTTCGTACGTCACCATCACCTCATGCGCTCGCGGCCCGAGGTCGTAGACCTTCGGGTTGTTGGGGTCGGTTAGCCAATCGTCGGTCGCGTAGAGCATCTTCTTGGTGAGGACAAAGACTTCCTTCAGTTCCGCGATGACGTCGAAGGCGTCGCTGTCCTTGCTCTCTTCTCGTTTGGCGACGGCCCGCTCTACCTTGATAGCATGCTGCCGTTCGGCCCGCTCAATGACCCGCCCAAGGTGCGACGTCTTGTGACGATGAATCGATTGCACTCCGATATCGAAACGTTTCGAAATGTCTCGAAACGAAATCCCCGTGACGATCTGCTTCTCGATCTCCGCTCGCTCGGGATGCGTGCAGATCGTGCATCGTCTGGGCATGACTAGGCGCGTCCGCTCCCGTCGTTCAAATATCCGTGCCAGACCTCGGCAATGAGCCGTTCGCGTCCGAGCTGCGCCGCCTTCGTCCGCTCGTTTGCCCAGTGGAGGCACCGTTGCGCGGTCAAGCCGAGTCCGCGCTGCGCTGCCACCCGGGCACACGCGGCGTGCTCGAGTGGCGAGACCATCAGGAACGTATCGACTCGGTCCATAATCTCCGTGAGGGCTCGCTCGGTCGGTTCAGGTCCACTGAAACGAGACGACCTAACGAATCCACGGAACGCCTCACGCCGGATCACGGCGAAGTCGAAGAGGTCGGCCGGGAGCGCGACGGTGATGTTGATCATCGGTGGGTTGCCTTTCGTTCGTAGTACGGGACGGCGGGGCGCTCGCTCACAATGGTTGTTCCTCACGGCGCTTGGCCTCGGCGAGTACAGCCTGCCGAAGATCGTCGTCACGGTAACGAAGACACTCAAGGTAGCGAATCACCGTCATTCGACACTGGCCCGACTTGATCATCCACTCACCGTGATCGACAAGCTTCATTACGAGCTGCCCGTCAGTGATCACCGGATTCGGTTTAGACATCTATGCGCTCACCTTGTTCGCGAGACCCGCGCTTGAGCTCACGCGGAATCCCGTCTCGACCCGCATTTCGGGGCGATCACTCGGCGCGATCGGCACGCGAAGCTCGGCACAGTCAACCGATACCGTTGGCCGATCCGGCAACACGCCGCCGTCTGGGCACAGAAAAATGAACACCTGACCGCAGACCGCGCAATTGATGCGGACATCGGCGGCAAACCCGGTCACCGGTCCGCTCTCGATTCCGGTGAGACGGTGAACATCGACATCCGCCATGAAGTGTTCGTGGCTGCACTTGTATGCCATCTACGCGCTCCTCCGCATCCGTCGTTCATCGGCGATCACCTCGCGCGCCGCCCGGTGGGCATCCGCTTCGGCCAGGCGCTCGGATTCGATCAGGTCTTCGATCCGCACGATCTCCCCTTGCAGCGTGGCCGTCACATCGCCGTACAGCCGCACCATCGCGCGCCGCTGTTCGGTAAGCGAGAGCCCGGCGGCGCGATGCTCGGCGGCCGTGATCAGGATCGCGTCAGCGACCGGGTTAGACATCGGCGAACAGACAGATACCGTCTGCCAATACCGGCGAATCACCGTTGCACTTTGTCTCGCCGGCCTCTTGCCAACACGATTCGCAGCAGTAGATCGCGCCATGCTCACCGATCACCGGATAACATGCATCCTCCGCGTCGTCATCAGCGTCTTCGTCAAGCGCCTCCATGCACCAATCGGCCGCGGTGTCGCACCTCACCTCGCGTTCACACTGCGCGCAGGGCGCCCACATGCGGGAGTCCGCAAAAAGCGCCGATTCGCGAATGCCCCCGTCGTAGGCCGGCCTCCGGATAGCGATCACGACCTCTGGCGCAATTGCCAAAGGATCGAAGGAGTCGCCAGCCGGATCGATTCGCTGTGCTTCCGCAATCGCGGCATCGCGGTCAACCGCTATCACGAAACACCAGACATTGCACGTGTTCGCCGTCGCGCTATCGGTGACCTCCCACGCGACCAAAGGTTGTTCGCTCACGATTCCGCTCCTTGCTGCTCCTTGAGCACGACTCGAACTGGCGGCTCCCAAAATTGCACCCGCTCTCGAACGCCGTCCATCGGCGTCCCGGCCCGATACAGGGCATCCAAGAACGGACCGGCGTCTCCGTGGTGCACGTCGCGCCAGCCGAGACTTTCGAGGTACTGCGCAACCACCGATCGAGGCAAAATGATGTGATCCCGGTTGATCTCATCAAGCACCTCATCGGCGGCGCGGCTGGCCTTGACGCGGGCGATCGCGGCATCGATGCGGGCGCGGAGGTCGCTCACGATGCACCGCCCGTCGCCCGCAGCTCGTCATCGGTGTTTGAGCGCAGAATCGAAATCAACACATCGCCGTGGCATACGTTGTCGATCGTTTTCGGCTCGCCGTCGCGACGACACCAGCACGCGAGTGGTTTGCCGCGGAGCTCGACGACACGTGCCATCAACTCGGGATACGATCGGAGGTAGTCCGCGTACATCAGCAAGACCTCCCCGCGATTCGCCGGCTTCCCGTCGTAGCGCTTGCCGATCTTGAACGGGTTGGCGAATGGCGAGGCATCGAGACTGCGACGCTTGTTGCGCCTTCCGATGTAGACCGCGCCTTCGACGTGGTCGTTCACGTGGACAACGCGTGTGGACTGGTCAGTCATGAAACGGCCCCCTCCAACCACTGGGCCAACAGCGGGATATGCTCGGCCACCAACCCCATGCCGTAGTTCGTGCTGAGGTAGAACCCGCGATCGGCATGCCCGGAATTGGTCCAGGCGTTCGGATCGTCATCGACCACGACGTAGCGATCCCATGCGCGCGGATTGGCATCGAGCCAGAGCTTGATGTCCTCATGCCGGTGGCGACCGTCGACATCGGGCGGCGTCACGTCGGTGATCTCGCCAACGAATCCTTGCTTGGTGAGCAGGGTTTGGACGGTCGCGATCCCCATCTGGCGCCAGCTCGACGAGAGCACGATGGTTGGGTGCCAGCGCTCGACGATCTGGTTGAGGAGCGCGATGGCAGCCGGATCAATCGCACCCT